GTTTATAGAAATGATGAAATTGAAATCAATTAAGAAAGAACAATTAAACAAAGTTGGCAAAGGAAGCCATGTCTTGATCAGAAGGAATGAGCGTAGGTAGAGTCGGAATAGGACGAGGTTTGATGTCGTGGAGTATTTCGTAATCGCGCATAGTAAGGAAGAAGGGGGGACAATAATCTGGTGCATATTTGAAGTGAGCGTAGTTCCATTTAGGAGCATATTGAAGAGGGCCTCGGTAGGACGAGATGAAAGAGCGGACTTCATCAAGAGTTGGGAATCGAGAGAGTAGGATTTCGAGATCTTCAGGGTCAGAGGATGAAAAGAAAGGAGCGGGTAGCCATTTTTGCATAGTCAGGGAAATATCAGGAGTGAGTATTGAATAGGGGAGGAAGTGTTTGTATATATCGAAACAGAAAGAGTGAAATGTTCGGTCTTGGCCGCAGGAAGCGAAGGCGAGACCAATAGCACGGAAGGCCATTGTAGAATATTTTAATCCATGTTCGGGATAACAAAGTTGGGCAACCATCTTTGGAATGGGACGTCGGGGTGAACCGAAGTTACATTGGTAGGATAGTGTTTCTATCTTTGAGCGGAGAGAGGTAATGACAGATTTGGTTTTGGATAAAACCATGTTCCAGCGTTCTAGGCAATAGGATTCGAGGAAGGATACGAATCTAATGAGTGTAGAGAGGGGAAAGTGAGTCATAGCAGAGTTGTCGTCACCAAGAACTAGAAGTACGAATGAACGTATTTCGTCGTCAGTGAAGCCAAATTCACACATGCCATCAATTAATAGGTAAAGGTTACCATAAGAATCGAGGTATTGGGTGAGGTATAAGCCAGACGGGACACCAGCATAAAGGCGGCGGTAAGCGTAGCCATCAGCGGAGAGGTATGTCATATTGTTGTACCATAGATGTTGAAAGTGGAGGAGATTATCCATTTTCGTGTACATTTTATCTTCTGATAAATCAGGATAAAGTGGGTATTCGTAGGTGGGAGCATAACCATCAGAGATGATAATGAGTCGTCGAAGGAAATCATTGAAGAATGAGTCGGTAATGGGACGGGGTAAGCGTTGGTCGTAACCGGACCAGTCAATTGTGAAGAATGATTGATAGTCTTGGGCAAGGGAGTCGATGAAGTGGTTTGAACCGCGGAGGGTTTCAAGGCCATACATGATTGCACAGGAGGGTTTTCGAGCTTGAACAACAAGGGGAAAGGTAAGCATAAGTTCGATGAGGAGGAAAAGGTCGTCAACGGCATAGACGGGGCGGACTTTGAGAGTGCCATCACGTTGTGAGATATGATTACGGGTAAAGAGTAGAGTGGGGTGCGAGTTTATGAATTCATTTGTGAGTCGAATGAGCGTGAGAAGGATTTCGTCAGTGATGTCATTAGGGTCGTCGGGAAGAGTGAAGGAAAAGGGGAGTCCTTTATCTTTAATATTATGTATTAAGCGGCGAGCATGATCGAGCGTTGCATTGATATAATAGCCTTTGGAGGTGGGCTTGTGTTTATATTCTTCGGGTCGGGAGTATTTAGCGTGAGCGCGTTGTCGGAAGGAGAAACGGTTGTAGTAGCCAGTACCAGTGTGGAGAGGAAGTTTAGCATATTGTGTATCTACGAAGTGAATCGGAAGAAAGGGAGTAGCGTCGAGAAAGTGAATTACGTGTTGCATTATACGTTCGTGTCGGGAATCAGAAGCAGGTTGAGTTTGAATTTGTGGTTTGTTGAAGTCACGGAAGGTGGCGTCAGTTGTACCAGCAGGTCTGCAGTATTGATGAAGGTGAGGAAGATATTCAGGATATTTACGGGTGCAAAGATCGAAGAAATAAGGGTCGGCGGGTTGGCCAAGGTCTGTATCACCAGGAAGGTAGGATTCGGCGGCGTCAGCGATTTCGTCGGGTTTGAGTTGACGTTCGTGGGCGGGGTCGGGGTGTAGAATTCGTCCAGTGTGGAAGAATAAGGGGACAGGAGCGATGCCATCAGCGGGGATACGATTATCAGGAAGTGAAGTATCAGGATGTAGAGGAGCGTTGAGTTCAAAAGGTTGATGTCGGGTTTGGTAGTCGAGACGGAAGGATTCGGTAAGGACGGAAAGTTCGGCATTGAGCGTTTTGGTGGAATCAGGATCACGAGAGAAGAAGTCTGTCGTTGCATAATGACGGGTAGTGTCAGAATCTTGGATCAGTGTCTGTTGAGAGACGGGATCTTGTTCGTTTGAATTGAAGAGTTTCCATTCGCGGCGTATTCGGGAGATACGTTCGGCAAGGTAATTGCGTAGAGTGTTGAAGGGTTGCATTTTCGCGGGGGTTGGGATGTAAGAGCAAAGGTTTGAATCTTGTTTGACTTGGGATGGGGCGGGGGCCG